CGCCCGGGCCGAGCTGCTGAGTCAGGAACGGCTCGCCGCGGGTGTCGAACACCGACAGCCGGCCATCCTGGCGGAACGCGCCGAAGTGCGTCGGCGGGCTGGTCTGCGGGACGAACGCGGGAGACGTCACCGGTGCGTCAGTTCAGCGACTGGACGTAGTGGATCTGGGCGGTGATGGTGTTGCCGGCCGCCGCGGTGCCCCAGGTGACGTCCAGGCAGATCCCGGCCGCGGTGGTGTGGTCGGCGTTGGTCACGACCGTCCCGCCGAGCGCCAGGACCTGGGAGGCGGTGGCGGCCGGGCCGCCGAACACGATCTGCCCGGCGCCGCTGATCGTGGCCCCGGCCGCGGCCATGCCGAGGGAGCGGACGCCGACGAGGAACTCGGCCCACCAGGGCACGTTGGTGAGGTTCGCGCCCAGGGTCAGCGTCGACCCGGCGCCGAGGGCGAGGTTCGTGCCCGGCACGGCGGATTGGCCCCAGGTCGGGTTGACGATGATGGTGGGGGTGCCGGTGGTGGAGATGATCCCGCCGGCGCGCAGCAGGTACGCCTTGCCGGGCTTCGGGTCGAACGCGGCGATCGGCGTCCACAGTGCCGGCGCCCACAGGTTCGTGCGCGTCACCGTGTTGGCCACCGCGCCGCTGGAGGCGGGGGCGATGTCGGCGATGTCGCCGGCGGCGAAGGTCTGACGGCTCATGGGTTGCCTCTCATGCGTTGCCGGCGATGGCGGCCTGGACGTCGCCGCGGTAGCGGACACGGATCCGCGGGCGCAGGATCTTGAGGATCAGTTCGGCCACCTCGTCGCCGGGCGCGGCGACGAGTTCGAGGTGGTCGATGTCGCGGCCGCGGCCGCCGGCGGTGGCACCGTTGGGCAGGACCCGGGCGCCGGCGGGAAGCCACACCGTCTCCGGGCCGCGTTCACCGACGCGCACGGCGCCGGCGCGGAAGATGTCGCCACCGGAGGCGAGGTGCGGCAGCTTGGGGATCATGGGGAAGTTGACGCCGGGGACTTTGTTGGCCACGGCGATGAAATTTCGGTCTATGAACCCGATCGCCCCGTTTATCAGGTCGATGATGGTGTTGATCACGCCTTTGACGATCCCGACGGCGCCGGAGAAGGCGTCGGAGATGAACCCGCCGATCGCGCCGAACACCTTCTTGAAGGTCGCGCCGACGGTGTGCACCACGACCATCACGCCGGTGAAGATCGGGTGCAGGACGTGGTCCCAGGCCCAGGACGCGGCGGCGGCGATGGCGTGGAACGCGGGCTGTACGGCGTGGTGGTACAGCCAGGAGAACTCGGCGCCGGCGGCGCGGATCATGAGGCTGATGAACGCGCCGGCGGGTTCGAGGACGTGGTGCCACAGCCACAGGGCCGTGGTGGCGATCCCGTCGATGACCGGCTTGATGACCCCCCGGTACACCGGGTCGAACACCTGGTGTCCAAGGTAGAGCCACAGGCCGATCAGCGAGCCGACGATGCGCATCACGAACCGCACGCCGACGTCGATCCCGCGCCAGATCGGTTCGAGGACGTGGTGCCACAGCCACAGGCCGGCGTCGGCTATCGCGTGCCAGGCGTCGACGAAGAACCGGGCGAACGGGCCCGCGAACCAGGCCGCGACCGGCCGGACCACCGACAAGATCCCGTGCCACAGGCCGATCCAGAAATCGCGGAAGCCCTTGCTGTGGTTCCACAGGTAGACAAACGCGGCGGTCAGCCCGACCACCGCGAGGATGATCAACCCGACCGGGTTGGCGTCCATCGCGGCGTTGAGCGCCCACTGCACCCCGGTGGCGATCTTCTGCGCCCCGGACAGCAGCATCGTCTGCAGCGTCCACAGCTTCTGCCACACGACGATCGCGCCGATCGCCACCGCCAGGGCCTGGAAGGTGGTGGCGTGCTGCGCGACGAACCCGAACACGCCGCGCACCAGGCCACCGAACGGCTGCAGCACACCGACGGCCTTGCCGAGCGCCCCGAACAGCGCCGACCCGATCGAGGTGGCCAGGGGGCCGAAGGTGCGCCAGGCGTCGCGGGCGGCCGGGACGATGTCGCGGGTGATGACCGTCCACACGGTCCTCAGGGCGCCGATCACCGGCCGCCAGTTGAAGCCGGTGACGAGCTTCTGGCCCCAGCCGATCGCGGTCTTCACGCCGGCGGCGACCCGGTCGCCGAACGCGGTGAACGCCGGCGACGACATCCACGTCCCGAGCTGCTGCGCGCCGGCCGACACGATGTCGAAGAACGGCCGGAACGCGCCGGCGAGGCCCTGGGTGAGGGCGTCGGAGATGTTCGACATCGCCCCGGCGAAGGTGCGGGACTGCTTGTCCATCATGCCGCCGAGCGCCGCGGTGGCCGACGTGCCGCGTTCGATGCCGGCGATGAGCCGGGGCAGCGCGTCCTGGGAGAGGACCTTCCCGGTGGAAATGTTCTTGATCATTTGGCCGGTGGTGATGCCGTAGGACGCGGCCATGATCTTCAGGGCGGCGGGGACACCGCCCTGCATGAGCTGGTTCATGTTGCCGAGGTCGACCTTGCCTTTGGCCCACATCTGGTCGAAGGCGAGGGTGACCTGGTCGACCTGCTGGGCCGACCCGCCGACGGAGGCGACCGAATCGCCGAGCGCGCGAAGGTCGGGGATGACGTCGCGGGCGGCGATACCCATGCCCTGCATCTGCTGGGCGTCCGCGACCAGCTGCCCGAACTCGAACGGGGTGCTCTTGGCGAAGGCTTGCAGCTGGCCGAGGAACGCCTGGGCGCGCTGGCCGGAGCCGAGCATCGTGGTGAACGCGATCCGCGACATGTCGAGCTGGTTGTTGAACCCGATCGCGGCGTTCTTCGCGAAGTCGAAGCCCTTGCCCAGCAGGCCCATCAGGGCGTTGCCGCCGACCACGCCGCCGGCGACCGCGGCCAGGGTCCGCCCGAAGCCCTTGAAGACGGGCGACGCCTGGTCGCGGGCGAGGATCTGGAAGATCACCGCGGTGTCGGTCACGCCCACTCACCCCGGCTCTCACGTTTCAGTTGTCGGCTCACTTGTTGGTGTTGCGGTTCATCTCGTCGATGGCGGCGATCGCCCGGTCCAGCTCGACGGTGGACATCACCGCGGTGACCGGTGGGGGCAGCCCGATCTGGGCGAGGGCTACGAGGTAGGTGAGGCGGCGTTCTTCGCGCGGGCTTTTGGGGCCGGCTTGTCCCCGGGCACCTCAAGGGCGGCGAGCTGGCCGGCGATGATGTCGAGCGCTTGCTGGTCGGCCGGGGTCAGGTCGCGGGTCTGCTGGAGGATCGCGTCGCGGGCGCGCAGCAGCTCGGCCTCCTCCATGTCGACGTCGACCTCGGAGAGCTGGAACCGCACGTCGGCGAACCGCAGCGTCGGGTGCTGGCGGCGTTGCAGCATCCACAACAGCGCCCGTGCCGCCAGGACGGAGCCCTTGAGGAGCCGGTCGCCGAACTCGCCCCAGGTGAGGCCGGTTTCGCGTTCGACGGCCTCGGCCTCCATGTTGTTGATGGCGTCCTGGTCGAAGTGGTAGCGGGTCGGTTCGCCGCCGGCCGGCCGATAGGTGACGTACACGGGTGACTCCTTCACGGGGTGCAGGGCGCAGGGACGGGGCACCGCCGGCCCGTTCCCTGCGACGGCGGGCCGGCGGTGGTCTTGGTGCGGGGTTAGGACCGGTCGGTCATGCGGACCGCGGCCCGGGCGAGGGCGTCGAGGACCGCGGCCCGGTACCGGTCGCGGTCACGGCCGAGGGTTTCGTCGAAGTAGCGGGGTATCGGGGAGTGCTGCTCGACCCACACCTCGGCGCGGCCTTCGCGGGTGAACACCGGGTGCCGCCAGGCGTCGCGGTTGAGGCGGCGGGCGGCGTTGCGGAACCCGCGGATGCGTACGGTCTGCCCGATGCGCACGGCCACGCCGGCGCGCTGGCCGCCGAGGTGTACCTGGACCCGGACCCGGGAGGCGAGGTAGGAGCCCAGTGCCGGGCTCGCCTGGGTGGCCGAGTTGTGCGGGATCGCCTGCAACTTGCCCGCCACCGCGGACACCGCCGGCGCGACGGCGGTCTTGAGCTGGGCGGTGAGGTCTTTGCGCAGCTGCTTGCCGTTGGCTTCGCGGGCCATGGCCCGGGCCAGCTTCTGCAGGCCCTCCTGGCCGGAGATCTCGATCAGCCGCTGCACCGTGGACCGGCCCTAGACGACCTGGCGCAGGACCTGGCCGGACGTTGGCCAGGACACGTCCACGGTGACGAGCTTGCCGACGTCACCCGAGACCGGCTTCCAGGAGTCGACCAGGACGGAGCCGGTGTAGCCGGGGTTCGTCGCGGACCGGGCCGCCGACGTCGGGCGGATCTCGAATGGCACGACCGTGCCGAACAGGGCGAAGATCTGCGAGTCGAGGTTCGCGGCCGTGTAATCGTTGAACAGCGTCATCCCGAGCGCGGCGTCCTTCAGCCCGCCGACGCGGCTCTTCCACTGCTGCCCGAACGTGGTGTCTTCGAGGGCTTCCAGGGAGAACGGGATCTCGACCTTGTTGCCGTGGTCGCTGATCACGACGGCGTTGACCAGGATGTACGCGTCGATCAGGACGGTGGGCGTGAGCGCCATGGTGGCTCCTTATTTGACGGCGATGCCCGCGCTGACCGCGAACAAGAACGAGGGGGTGGTGCCGCCGATGAACCAGCTGGCCCGCCACCAGGTGTCGGTGACCGCGCCCAGCACGGACCCGCACTGGCCCTGCAGGGTGGTCGCGGCGGCGAACAGGATCCGGTCGGTGGGGGCGGCGAACGTGTTGTCCACGCTGGACTGGATCTTGACGGTGATCGTCGGGGTCGCGGTGCCGGCGATGGAGAACACGTGCAGGTTGGCGTAGAGGCGCTGGCCGGCGCCGACGGCGCCGAGCTGCACGCCGGTGCCGACACCGGTGGCGGTGCGCGGGAGGCCCTGCGGATGGAAGTACTGACCGCGGGCCAGGGCCTGGTTGCCCTCCCAGCCGGCCTCGGCCATGACGAGCTTCCCGACGTCGCCGGAGATCTTGTAGCTCGACTGGAGGGTCTTGGTCAGGTAGCACAGGGTGCCGACCGCCCCGGACGTCGGGCCGATCGTCAGCGGCTGGGCGTTGGCGCCGAGCTGCGCCCACAGCACGTCATCCGGCATCGACAAGTCGCCCGGCTGCCAGAACATCGTCGCGCTGGCCTGCGTGTCGGCCAGGCCCCCGACGCGTTCCTTCCAGCCCTGCGACCCGAACGTGGTCTTCTCCAGGCCCTCGACGCTGCCCGCGAGGTCCACCTTGTTGCTGAAGCCGGTCGCGTCGAGGGAGGCGTAGTAGATGCGGGCGTCGAAGAGGACCTGCGGGTTGAACGTCATGACGGCTCAGCTCCAGACGCGCACGTCGAACACGGCGCCGAGGTAGTCGGTCAGGCCGATGGTGTAGAGGCGGTAGGCGCCGCGGACGCGTTCGACCTCAAGGTTTTTCGCGGTGCCGCCGAGGCTGCGGTTGGCTTCCAGGGCGGCTTTGATCGAGGTCGGGCCGGTGGGGGCGAGGTAGCCGACGAGGGCGGCGCGGCCGGCGTCGCTGTCGCCGCGCGACACGTACAGCCCGCAGGAGAACAGGGTCTCGACCATGCCGTAGGCGCCGGCCTGGAACGTGCGGTCGTAGGACAGTTCCAGCTCGACCGGGGCGAACGCGGGCGGGTTGATCGCGTCGATCAGCGAGGGGTAGCCGCGCAGCCCGGTGATCGTCGCGGCGGCGGCAGCGAGGCCCTGCTGGATGGCTTGGATGTCCATCAGGCGACCGCCATCCGCCGGTAGGGGGCCAGCAGCGCCTGGACGTCGGGGTCGATGCGCGACAGGCGGACCACACCGAGGTCGTTGAACCCGGCGACGCCCTCGGGGGTGCCCTGGCGGCGGAACAGACGGGCGGCGTGGATGAGGTTGGCCTGGCTGATCTCGTCGCGGATCTCCGGCCATCCCCAGCGGGCGGTGACCCGCACGCGTGGGGCGACGCCCCCGGCCCACCACACGCCGGTGTAGTTGACATCGAGGAGGCTGGTCACCGGGTAGCCGCGGGCGATCGCCGTGGTCGGGGACGGCTCGTAGCTGCTGGCCGGCAGGGTGGTCCAGACGCCGCCGGAGCCGGTCTCCACGCCCAGGCCGGCGAGCGTGCCGACGTCGTCGATGAACAGTTCGTAGTCGCCCGACGGCACGTAAATGCGCGACGTCGCGGCGTTGGCGAGGAAGAACTGGCGGCCGCCGCACCACTGCTCGATAGCCCGGGCCGACGACGCGATCGCCTTGACGATCAGCCCGTCCTGGGTGACGTCGGACGCCGGGATCTGCAGGTGGGCCTTGAGTTCGGCGCGGGTGACGTACAGCTGGAGGTCGGCGACGGTGAACTGCCCGGGCTGCACGTCGGTGACCGCGCCGCTGAACGACCACTTCCAGGTCCAGACGCCGAGCTGATCGAC